CGCTTGACCTCAAAAGGCCCTGGCTTATTGATCCGGCGCTTAAAGCCGAGGCTTTGGCCAGAGTGGAAAACGCTGTTGCAATCCATGCTTTTGAAACTTTCTGGCGGAATTCCTGGGCGGGGTGGCAGGATAAGGATTGCCTGCTACGCCATTTGGCCATCTGACGTATTTTCGCCCGCCGTCAAAAAAAATGACGGCGGGCGTATTTTTTTTGCTTGACGGGCTTGTAGCAGATCGCTACATAGTGAGGCACGGCAATGACGCCGACGATGGAGCCTCACAAATGTCCAAATATGAAATCGTCACCGCCCGCATCATTAAGCAGCTTGAGGCAGGCACCCGCCCCTGGGCGCAATCCTGGGCCGCGCAGCCCGGCGGTGGCCGTCCGCTCCGCCATGACGGCACCCCATATCGCGGCGCCAACGTGATCAATCTTTGGGCCGCTGCCATGGATCGCGGTTTCTCATCCACCCGCTGGATGACGTACCGCCAAGCGGCGGAACTTGGCGGTCAGGTCAAGAAAGGCGCCAAGGCCGAGAGCGCTTTCTATGTTGGCACCATCGCCCGCACCGAGGAAGGCGCCGATGTAGAAAAAGTGATCCCGTTTTTGAAGGCTTATGCCGTTTTCAATTGCGATGAGATTGAAGGCCTGCCTGACCAGTATTACGCCCGCCCCGTGCTGATCCAGGCGGGCGAAGGCCAGCGCATTCCTGCCGTGGATGCCTGGGTGGCGGCTACGCAGGCTTCCATCAATCACGGCGGTGGCCGGGCTTTCTATAATCGCAGCGGCGATTATATCCAGATGCCCGAATTCGCTGCCTTTCAAACAGGCGCCTGCTACTACGCAACGCTTCTGCATGAGCTTGCCCATTGGACGGGCGCCCCGAAGCGCATCGAACGCGAAAAGGGCAAGGTTTTTGGTGACCCTGCCTATGCGTTCGAGGAATTGGTTGCCGAGCTTTCCGCCGCTTACCTCTGCGCTGATCTGGGGATCACCAGCGAGCCCCGCGAAGATCATGCGTCCTATATCGCAGGCTGGATTAAAGCCCTGAGCGACGATGCGCGCAACCTGTTTCGCGCCGCCTCCCACGCCGAGCGCGCCGCCGAATATCTGCACGGCCTCCAGCAGCCGCTGGCCCTGGCGGCATGAAGCCCGGCAACCCGCCATCAGAAAAAAATGATGGCGGGTGCATTTTTTTTGTTGACGGGCCTGTAGCAGATCGCTATTTACGCCTTACGGCAATCACGCCGACGAAAACGAGGGAAACGAAAATGACGCAAGCCATCATCACAAAATACCATGGCCCCACAAATGTGAAGGGCGCGCGCGTTACCGCCCGTGCATGGATTGGGAGCGCCACCGTGAGCTATGATCACGCTCTTTGCCAATATGAAAATCACGCCCGCGCCGCCCGCGCCCTGGTCGCGCGCCATTGGGCGCATCGCGAACCCGTGCTGCATGGCGGCGAAATGCCCAGCGGTCACGGGTACGCTTTTCTGATGTTGCAAGCGGAGGGCTGAACCATGCGCGTGATCACATACCAAAGCCCCAACGGCGCCACCCTGGACCTGACGCCTGACCAGATACGCACCTTGGAGCGCGCCGCCGTATGGCCGCGCGATTACCAGGGCCAGGAATATTGCTCTGTCTCCCACGGCCTGCATCGCGGCTACCCGTCCCTGACGGATGCTGAGATTGCGGCGCTGGTGCGGGAGGGTTGACCATGCCGCTCTACACCGTGACGCTGGAACAAGTTCAGCGCGTTGTTTACGAGGCAACGCTCGAAATTGAGGCTAACAGCGAGGCAGAAGCCCGTGAAAAGGCTTTTGCTTTCGTCATGGATGGCGAAATCACCCTGGAACCCCGAAACTGGCAATGGGAAGACGATGAGCCCATGGAGGCATATGCGCGGCTGGCTGAAGAGGCTGAATAAAAAAATGCACGGGCGCGCATTTTTTGTTGACGCTCGTGTAGCAGATCGCTATTTACGCCTTACGGCAATGATGCCGACGAAAACGAGGAAAACGACGATGGAATATGAAGCTTGGCTTAAAACCGTTCCTAACCGCTCATTGTGCGCCCTTTGGGCGCGCTACGCCGCGCCTTCCGAAGATACCTGGGAAACGTCCTATGAAGTGCAGCGCGCATGGCTGATCCATTGCGAAATGCAAGATCGCGGGTTGCTTGCTGGTCATTGGGCGGAGGGCTGAGACATGGACGCCAATCTTATCATCGCCGCCCTGACGCCCGAATTCGGGCGCCCTGGCCTCTCAACGCGCCGCGCTATCTCAGCCGATGAGGTGCGCGAAGCGGTTGCCGCGCTGCCCGGCGCCAAAAAGCGGGTGCGCGTATATTCCAGCGCTGGATTTGTGCCGAATTCCTATCGCAACAAATGCCTGATCCAGTATGTTGAGGCTGCGTTACACGAGGATGGCGAATGGCGTTTTTCCACGGGCTGGACCGGCGCGCAGCGTAAGCGCGGATGGGCAACGCGCGTTGTGGTGCAATAAAAAATATCGCCGCCCGCATTTTTTTTGCTTGACGCCTCTGTAGCTAATCGCTACAGAGGCTTTACGGCAATCACGCCGATGAAAACGGAGAAGACGATGCTGAATTACGCAAATCATTTAGGCTACAGCGACACGAGCCCCTACGAGATCGTGCGGCGCGTTAGCGAACGCTGCATCGAAATCCGCCCCATGGATGCGGTGCGCGATCCAGCCTTTACGCCGGAATTCGTTGTTGGCGGGTTTTCCGCTCATTGCTGGAACCAGCACGATCAGCGCTGGATTATCAGCAGCAACCCGGAAGCGCGCGTTATTCGCATCAGGCTGCACAAAGATGGCTGCTGGCGCTGCAAGCACGGCGCGCGCTACGTTTTGGCCGTGAAGCCTGTTAAATATTATGACTATAATTTCTGAGCGCCTTCTGCTTCTGATCCAGCGCCTGCGCCATAATCTGGCGCTGGCGGAGCGAGAGGGCGATTATGCCGGGGCTGCGCGGATCAGGCGCAGCCTTCGGCTGCTGGAAGCGCAGGCAAACAGGTAATTTTTTTGCGGCGGTATAAAGGCGCCGGGTTGTGGTAGAATGTAACAGCCGCACGTTATAGTTGCATCCAATCAAGATATTGAAAAATGCGCCGCAACGCGCCACAATGGCTAGACGTTTGCAGGGCGCCGATGATGACCGAGAAAAAGAAGAAGGATGGCCGAGGCCGTCCGCCTATTGAGATCACCGAGAAGGACCGCGCTCAGGTTGAGCGCATGGCTGGCCTTGGGCTGACGCAGCCTCAGATCGCCAACATATGCGGGTTCAGCGAGGACACGCTCCAACGCCATTTTAGCGCCGAGCTTGCCAATGGCGTTGGAAAACTGAATAGCGCCGTTGCCGCCAACCTGTATTCCATCGCCACTAGCCGCGATAATGGCGCGGTAGCGGCGGCAATATTTTGGATGAAAACGCGAGGCCGCTGGAAAGAAACCAACCATCATGAGGTAACAGGCGCTGATGGCGGCGCGATTGAGGTTGAAACAAAGACAACGATTGACGCCTCCAAGCTGACGCCGGAACAACGTGAGGCCCTGCGCGCCGCTGCGCTGGCCGTCAAATCCAAAGGCTAGCGCGTGTCGGTAATCCGGCTGCACGGCAAGATCATCGAAGCCGATCATATATTGGAAGAGGTTGACCGCGCCGATTGTGAGGACAGTTTATACACGTTCCTTCAGTACGGTTGGCAGTATCTGGACCCCACGCCATTCACGCCGGGCTGGCCCATCGAGGCAATCGCCGAGCATCTGCAAGCCGTTTGCGATGGTGAAATCCGGCGGCTGCTGATTAATATTCCGCCGCGCTGTTCCAAATCCACGCTCACCAGCGTTGCCTTTCCCGCCTGGGTCTGGACGCAGCGCAACATCAGCCCCACCAGCGGCGCGGGCGTCCAGTTTCTTCACGCCAGCTACGCCCAGAGCCTGAGCCTGCGCGATAGTGTCAAATGCCGCCGCCTCATCGAAAGCCCCTGGTATCAGCGCCTTTGGGGGGCGCGCTTCAACTTGATGGGCGACCAGAACACCAAGACTAGGTTCGACAACAGCGCCGGGGGATCGCGGTTATCCACCTCGGTGGGATCGGCGCTCACGGGTGAAGGCGGTAGTATCATTGTCTGCGATGATCCCAACAGCGCCCAGGAAGCCTTCTCGGAGGCAACGATTGAGGCAACGAAAGAATGGTGGGATGGTGCGCTATCCACCCGCCTCAACGATCCGAGAACCGGGGCGTTTGTGGTGATCCAGCAGCGCCTTGGGGAAGAAGACCTCACGGGCCATATCCTGAGCAAAGACGCCGACAATTGGACGCATCTTTGCCTGCCGATGAGATACGAGCCAGAGCGGTCCTTTGTCACCAGCATCGGCTGGCAAGACCCACGCACCGAACCAGGGGAACTGCTTTGGCCTGAGCGCTTTGGTGAAGAGGAAGTGGCAACGCTTGAACGCCAGATGGGGAAATGGACGGCGGCTGGCCAGCTACAGCAGCGCCCCGAGCCCAAAGGCGGCGGGGTGATCAAGACAGAGGATTGGCAGCTTTGGACCGAGGATGCCTATCCGCCCGTCGACTATGTGATAGCCTCACTGGACACCGCCTACACAACGAAAACAGAGAACGATTACAGCGCCATAACCGTCTGGGGCGTGTTCAGCGGCGATGTTGTCGCGCAGGCTGCGAAGACCGAGGCGGGCGGCAGCGTAGAGCGCAGCTATAGCCAGCAGCACCCGCGCGTCATGTTAATGAGCGCCTGGGCAGAGCGCTTAGAACTGCACAACCTTGTCACCAAGGTTGCCGACACTTGCCGTAGGATGCGGGTGGATAAGTTAATTATTGAAAACAAGGCGGCGGGCCATAGTGTGGCGCAGGAGCTTCGGCGGCTGTTTGCTCACGAGGATTGGGGCGTGCAATTGGTTGACCCCAAAAGCCAGGATAAGCTAGCGCGGCTGTATAGTGTGCAGCACTTGTTTGCCGAGGGCATGGTTTTTGCGCCGGATCGATCCTGGGCTGATCGGGTGATCACCCAGGTGGCGGGTTTTCCGAAGGGCAAGCATGATGACTTGGTGGATACGGTTAGTATGGCGCTCCGGCACCTGCGTGATCTTGGGTTGCTGACCAGGGGGGCTGAATGGACGGCGGCGGTTGAGGAAAGTATGCAGCACCGGGGTTCTGGTCCTGCGCCGTTGTATCCCGTCTAATTTGTTGCGACTGCTGGCCTATATGTGCAATATGGCCAAGATCAGAGGGAAAGCCCGATGCCTTTAGTCCCTGGCCTCAGTCCGTCTATTCGTGAGCCCGCCCCCGAGGCGCCTGAAATGTTGCCCGGTGAAGAGGTAGTGGTGATGGAGGCTGAAGAGGGTTCCGACCAGCCAGCCATGGATGATGCAGGCAACATCTTGTCTATCGAGCATCCTGATGGAAGCATCACGGTGCGTATTGACGGCCAGCCGCTGGAAGCTGCTGGCGGCAAGAAAGAAACGGGTTGGTTTGATAATTTAGTGGATCAAATTACTGATGCGGAGCTTTCACGCATTAGTGAGGATTTGCTGCGCGGCATTCGCGATGATTTGCAAAGCCGTAGCGAATGGATTGAAGATCGCGCTACCGGCCTGAAGCTGCTTGGTTTGAAGATTGAAATTCCGAGCCTTGCTGGCGCTGCTGACGGTGCGCCGATTGAAGGCATGTCCAAGGTGCGGCACCCACTGTTGCTTGAAGCCGTGCTGCGCTTCCAGGCCAATGCGCGGTCTGAGTTGCTGCCGACCGATGGGCCGGTGAAAATCCGCAATGACGATAACGACCCAAACCTTCAAGAAGATCAATTAGCCAATTCGCTTGAGCGCGACTTAAACCATTATCTAACGGCGGTGGCGACCGAATATTACCCTGATACTGATCGCATGCTGTTGATGCTTGGCTTCGGCGGCACTGCGTTCAAGAAAGTGTATTACTGCCCACTGCGCAATCGTCCCGTCAGCGAAACGGTTGATGCCGATGATCTGATTGTGAACAATGGCGCAACTGATTTGCAGAACGCCAAGCGCATCACGCACCGTACGTTCTTGAAGCCCAGCGTGGTGAAGCGCCTGCAAATTTTAGGCGTTTATGCTGACACTGATCTTAGCACACCAAACGCATACAGCCTGGACAGCTTGCAGCGCGAAGAGAAATCGCAGGAAGGCGTGTCGCCAGATGTCACGAACCCGAATGATCGGGATCGTGAAATCTATGAGTGCTACTGCGAACTAAACATCCAGGGCTTTGAGCATACCTACAAAGGCAAAGAGACTGGCC